GGCTACATGTTGCTGATGGACTCCAACGCGGTCGGCTACTTCTACATGGATGACATCAAGATCGATACCTCGGCTATCGGGGCTTATTCGGCCGGCGGCGGCGCATCCGCCGTCCCCGCGATGATGGCACATAACGAATAGGAGAGATCGATGTTGACTTACGCGCGCAAAGCCGGGACGGCGGACGTCAGCGTCGTGATCCGCATCATCGACTCCACGGACGGCACGCCCGAGACCGGTGTGGTCTGGAACACGTCCGGGATCGACCTGGAGTATCGGCGCGAGGGCGCGGTCAGCGTTGACATCACCGAAGTCACACTCGCGGCGCTCACCACCGCGCACACCGATGGCGGGTTCCTCCACATCGGCAACGGCTACTATCGGCTGGACCTACCCGACGCGGCTTGCGCGGCCGGTTCAGTCGGTGTGTTAATCCATGGCATCGTGACGGGCATGGTCGTAATCGGCTGCTACATCCAGCTCGTCGCCTGCGACCCGTTCGACGCCGTGCGACTCGGCCTGACGGCGTTGCCGAACGCGGCGGCTGACGGGGTTGGTGGCCTGCCGATCTCCGATGCCGGCGGCCTCGACATCGACGCCAAGCTGGCGAACACAAACGAGGTGACGGCGGCTCGCATGGGCGCGCTCACGGACTTGATTGATGGCGGTCGGCTGGATCTCATCCTGGACGCGCGCGCCTCGCAGGCTTCGATCGACGTGATCGACGGTATCGTTGATACCATCGTGGCGCGCGTCATCGGGACGTTGGCCACCGGGACCCATAACCCGCAGAGTGGCGACGCCTTCGCCCGGCTCGGGGCGCCGGCGGGCGCATCAGTCTCGGCAGACATCGCGGCGATCGAGGCGCAAACTGACGACATCGGCGCCGCGGGCGCGGGGCTCACGGCGGTCCCGGACTCGGCGGGCGTCACGACGCTGCTCTCGCGCATCCCTGCCACGCTCTTCTCGGGCATCACGTCTCTGGCGCAGTGGCTCGGCCTTCTTGGCGGCAAGCAGGCTGGCAACACGACTGCGCGCACCGAGCTACGCGCGACTGGCGCGGGCGCCGGCACTTTCGATGAGTTGGCCGACTCGCTGGAGGCGATCCGCGACACGGCGCCGCTCGGGACCGCCATGCGCGGTACCGACAACGCCGCACTGGCCTCGGTCTGCACGGAGACCCGCATGTCCGAGCTGGATGCCGGCACGCCCGGCAAGGCCGCCGCTGAGATCGACCTCATCAAGACCGACGCGGCCGCGATCCTTGTGGATACTGGGACGACGCTCGACGGGCGCATCCCGGCAGCGCTCGTGGGCGGCAAGATCGACGCTAACGTGGGCTCGAAAACGGTCGGGGTTGCGCTGACGGCGCAGGAGAAGACCGACGTCAACGCCGAGGTGGTCGACGCGCTGGCGACCGACACTTACGCCGAGCCGGGCCAGGGGGCGCCTGCGGCTACAATCTCGCTCGCGGTGAAGCTCGGCCACCTGTACAAGGAGTGGCGCAACAAGAAGGACAACGACGGATCGACCGTGCAGCATTATGCCGACAACGGGACGACGATCGATCAGAAGCGCACGGTTGCGGAGGCGGCGGGCACCGTGACCATGGGCGAAGTGGTATCGGGACCATAATGCATGGCGATCGACACGCTGAACGAGAAGTTGGCGCTGCTCGGGGAGCCGCTGCCAGTCTCGGCCGACGGGCTCGACCTGGCGGACCTACAGCAGCTCATCGGTGGTTACCCCGGTATCCCGTGGGAACCGCCGGTACCGGAGCCGGAGCCAGTGGCACCGCCTCCCGGTCCGGTACGATGGGGGCCGCCGCGGGAACGTCGGGCAGAGCCGCCGCAGATCGGCGCCACGGCCCTACTATGGCAGGACGGCCAGTGGATGAGCGCGGTGGTGGAGATCGGCTTGGAGGGCCAGGCCGGGCTGATGCAGGGTCAGGGGCGCCTGGTGGCCCGCGTGGCCGTGGTCAACGTCAACGAGGAGGAGGCGCTGCTGCGCCTGCTGTTCGGCAAGGGGGATGAGGGATGGTAAACATCAAGCGTTCGATGGTCGCCTACGTCGGCAAGGCGGCCGACCGCGAGGGTGAGGTCTACAGCATGATCGCGTCGACGGGCGGCGTCGACCGCGAGGGCGACATGATCCTGCCGGCGGCATTCAAGAAGTCGCTGCGGCCGTACCTGAAGAAGAATCCGGTCATCCTGTACCAGCACCAGCAGTGGGAGCCTCCGGTGGCGAAGGCCGTCGACGCCCGCGTGCTGGACTCTGGGCTCGAGATCGACTTCGTGTGGGCGGAGACCGAGGCGGCCAAGGAGCTGCGCTACCTGTACGACGAGGGCTTTATGAATGCCTTCTCGGTGGGATTCCTGGCGCACCAGGTCATGGTCGATTCGGCGGAGATCGAGCGCCTGGCGGCCAAACTCGGCATGGAAGAGGGCGAGGCGCGCCCGCGGCGCGTGTTCACCGAGGCGGAGCTGCTGGAGGTATCGGCCGTGACCATCCCGGCCAACGCCGACGCCCTGCTGGTGCGTGCCCTGCGGTCGCGTTTCGGCGACAAGGCGGTGCTGCTTGACGGCGGCGCGGAATCTGCTACAATCGAAGAGACGACGGCAGAGACCGCGGGGGTACGGCCGGCGCCGGCCGAGAGCCAGGGCCCACATGGAGCATTGCTCGACGAGGCGGCGCGGGTGAGGAGCTTCGCGGACGTGGCCGTCAAGAAGGAGCGACAATGAGGACGAGACGACTGCTGCTCCAGCAGCTGATCGCCAAGGAGACCGATCCCGCCAAGCTGGCCGAGCTTCAGGAGGAGCTGATCGGCGTCATCGAGGAGGAGGCCAAGGACAAGGCGCTCGCCGAGATGAAGGCCCAGGCAGCCGCCGATGCGGAGGCCAAGAAGGTGACGGAGGCCAGCCAGGCCGCCGCGGAGAGCGCGTTCGCCGGCCTGGTGACGCGAGCGCCTTCCGGGATTCAGGTCATGGACGTCGTACCCGCCGAGTATCGCGGGCTGAACCTCAAGAAGACGATGGCGTGGCTGCAGGGTCCGGATGCGCCCAAGGCGCTGCGGACTCGGGCCGTCGAGAACCCGCGGGCGACCGGCCTGGTCGTCAAGCTGTTCGCCGACATGATCGCCAACGCCTTCGAGGGGCCGAAGCTGCAGCTCAAGGCCGCCATGCAGGAGGGCACCGACAGCGAGGGCGGCTACATCGTGCCCACCGAGCAGCGCATGGAGATCCTGGCGTACGTGCGCCAGCGGTCCGTGGCGCTGCGGGACTGCCGCACGATCCCGATGGCCAGCGACAGCATGACGCTGCCGCGCGAGCTGACGCAGGTCAGCGTGGCGTACACCGACGAGGAGAGCGAGGCGACCGAGGCCGAGCCGACCCTCGAGCAGGTGACGCTGACGGCGAAGCGGATGGACGCCTACAGCGTGTCCAGCAACGAGCTGTTGCAGGACGCCGCCAATCCCGGCGGCATCGTCGGCCTGCTGATGGACCAGTTCACCGAGGCCATCGCCAAGAAGGTCGACAGCACCGTGTTCGTCGGCACGGGCAGCCCGGTGTCGGGCCTGTACCTGACCACCGGCTACTCGGAGACCTTCTCCACGGGCAGCTCGCACTTCTCGGAGCTGCTGGAGGTCAACCTTCGCAACCTGATCGCCAAGATCCCGACGGAGCGCCTGGCGGGCGCCAAGTGGTACGGCCACCGGTCGCCCGTGTGGACGTACGCCTACGGGCTCAAGGACAGCGACGGGAGGAACCTGTTCATCCCCTCGCTGACGGACACCGTGCCGCACCAGCTTTACGGCTGGCCGCTGGAGTTCGTCGAGCAGGGCAAGAGCGTGTCCGCCGCGTCGACGGCCATGCTTCTCTTCGGCAACCTCCTGGGGTTCTTCATCGGTGAGCGGCTGACGCGCATCGCGCTGTTCGTCGACCCGTACACGCGGTCCACCAAGTACCAGACCCTCTTCCTGCTCTTCACCCGGTGGGCCTACGCGCACGCGCTGCCGAACATGTACGGTCGCATCCTGACCGCGGCGTAGGCCAGGAGGGCAACCGATGGCGGCCACCAAGGGCAAGGACGGGGCGTTCAAGATCGGCACGAGTACCGTGACCTTCATGGACTCGTGGGAGCTGCAGGCCAGCGTCGACATCGTCGACGTGACGGCCTACGGCGATACTTTCCGCAAGCGCATCCAGACCATCAAGGACTGGCGCGTGAACATCCGCGGCACGCTGGACCGCAGCGACACGCAGCAGGCCGCCCTGCTTGACCAGCTCGAGGACGGGACGCTGGCCGACGTGGACGCCAGGATGTACACCGGGGCCAGCACCTACTGGTCGGGATCG